GACCCTGAGGAAACTCGGCTGGAGCGACCTGGCCGAACAGGCTGCCTCGATTCGCCGCCCGGCGAAAATCGAGGCCCTGGTTAAGAGGCTGCATCCACACGTCAAGGCTGGACGAAAAGTGTTGGTGTTTACAGCCTTTCGCGAGACGCTGAGCGAACTGTCGGCCGCGCTGCAGCATGCGCATTGGGAAGAGCTCGCCACGAACAAGCGCGCCATGAAGCTGTCGCCGGCAGTCAAGAAGTACCGCACGCTCGAACAGGCCGGGCTGCTGTTCGCGGTGCTGGCCTACGACGAGGGCAAGATGATCGGCTACTCGGTCAACTTCCTGAGCGTGAACCTGCACTATTCCGAGCTGCTGATGGCGCAGAACGATGTGCTGTTCGTCGACAAGGCGTATCGCACCGGGCGCACCGGCATCCGCCTGATCCAGGAGACCGAGCAGGCCGCGGCCAAGCGCGGCGCCGGCATCGTCCTCATGCACGCCAAGACCGACACGCCGCTGGCGAACATGCTGCCGCGCATGGGCTACCGAGTGCAGGACATCTTGCTGAGCAAGGTGATCGATCAGTCCAACTTCCGCAGCTTCGGCGACATGGATGTATCCGCCGCGCGCGACGAGGCCCTTGCCAGCGACCTGTGGGACGTATTCACCGCGCGCCAGGACGCCCCTGGCTCTGCGCACCACGATACCCGGTGCATTCTGCTACGCGGTCCGGACGCCGACTATTACGACGCCAACGTCATCTACAACATGATCGAGTGCCGCGACACGCCGGCCATCACCTCGCTGCCGGCCGTGACTGATCTGTGCGCCGCCGCCTGCGCGCGGCTGCAAGTCGTGGAGCTTGGGCGCGTGATGCTGGTCGAGCTCAAGCCGGGGGGGCACATCGATCTGCACAGCGACGAGGGCGACTATGCCGCGCACTACGAGCGGTTCCACCTGGTGCTGACGTCGGAGCCGGGCAACGAATTCCACAACGGCCGTGACGTACTGCACATGCAGCCTGGCGAGCTGTGGCGCTTCAATCACCGTATGCAGCACGAAGTATTCAACCGGAGCGCATCGCCGCGCATCCATCTCATCATCGACGCAGTAACGAATTAGGGGAACAAAAATGGGAATTGCTTATGGCGTAGGGTCGCTAGTGGTCGCCGCATACAGCGCGAACGAGCAAAGCAAGAATCAGAAGGAAGCGATTGCCGAGAACCGCAAGCAGGCTGATAAGACGGCCGCGCTCGCTGACGAGGCCAACAACAAGGCCAACCAGAAGCGGTCGAATGCCTCAGCTCTGCTGTCGTCGAACCAGGCGGCCGGCAAGGGTGGCCAGTCCGGCACGCTGCTCACTGGCCCCGGCGGCGTCAGCACCAATTCCCTTTCACTTGGGAAGACCACGTTGCTCGGCGGAGGCGGCTAATGGCAAACGAGAACATGCGCAACCTTATGATGACCCGATGGTCTGCGCTCAAGTCCGAGCGCGCCTCGTGGATCAGTCATTACCAGGAGATCTCGAACTACTTGCTGCCCCGCTCGGGGCGCTTTTTCGTTCAGGACCGCAACGACGGCAAGAAGCGGCACAACAACATCTACGACTCGACCGCCACGCGTGCGCACCGCGTTCTTTGCGCCGGGCTGATGGGCGGCGCCACCTCGCCAGCACGCCCATGGTTCCGACTGGCCGTCGAGGACAAGGAGTTGATGAAGTCGTCCGCCGTTAAGATCTGGCTCGACGCCGTGACCGAACTGATCTTGACCGTGTTCCAGAAGTCGAACACTTACCGATCGCTGCACACCCTGTACGGGGAAATGGGCGCGTTCGGTACCGGCGCCAGCCTGATCGTGCCCGACTACAAGGATGTGCTGCGTCACCACCCGCTGACGACCGGTGAATTCTGCATCGCGCAGGACTTCCGCGGCGAGGTGTGCACGCTGTACCGCGAGTTCCAGAAGTCGGTAGGCGAGCTGGTCAAGGAGTTCGGCAAGGAGAACTGCAGCAACACGGTGCAGCAGATGTACACGAGCGGCAACCTGGACGCCTGGGTGACCGTGGTGCAGGCGATCGAGCCGCGCGCCGACCGCGATCCGACCAAGCGCGACGCCAAAAACATGGCCTGGAAGAGCGTCTACTTCGAGCTGAACGACGACAAGAAGCACCTGCGCGAATCCGGTTTTAAGCGCTTCCCTGGCGTGGTGCCGCGCTGGGAGGTACAGGGCGGCGACATCTACGGCAACAGCCCGGGTATGGAAGCACTGGGCGACATCAAGCAACTGCAGTTCCAAAACCTGCGGTTGGGCCAGGCGATCGACAAGCAGACGAACCCGCCCATTCAGGCGCCGATCACGATGATGAATCAGAAAGTCGAGATGCTGCCCGGCGGCGTCAGCTACTACGACCCTTCGACCGCGCACGGGAAGATCGAGACCCTGTACCAGGTCAATCTCGACCTTGGACACCTGAAGCTGAACATGGACGATGTGCGCCAGCGCGTCAAGGAAACGTTCTACACCGACCTGTTCTTGATGCTGTCGAACATCGACCACACGGGCATGACCGCCACCGAAGTGGCCGAGCGCCACGAAGAGAAGCTGCTCATGTTGGGCCCGGTCATTGAGCGACTGGACAACGAGGGTCTTAACCCGCTGGTCGACACCGCGTTCGACATGCTGGTTGAGGCCGGCGCGCTGCCGACGCCGCCGGAGGAAATGCATGGCCAGCAGCTTTCGGTCATCTACACCTCCGTGCTGGCGCAGGCCCAGCGCGCGGTGGCCACGAACGGCGTCGATCGATTCGTCGGCAACCTGGGGCAGATCGCAGCGTTCAAGCCGGATGTGCTCGACAAGTTCAATACCGATGAGTGGGCCGATGCGTACAGCGACATGCTGGGCGTCGACCCGAATCTGATCGTGGCGAACAAGGACGTTGCCATCATCCGCCAGCAGCGTGCGCAGGCGCAGCAAGCGGCAGCCCAGCAGGAACAGATGAACATGGCCAGCCAGACGGCCAAGAACCTGGGACAAACTCCAACAAGCGGTGGTAACGCCGCTTCCAACGTGCTCGACCTGTTCTCGCAGGGCGTCGGCCAATAACCCGAAAGGATCCACCGTGGCAAACTTGAAAAATACCAAAGCGGACATGGAAGAGGAAAAGGCAGAGGGCGACTTGTGCTGCGGCGATGAGCCGCTGTACCCGTACGGCACGGCCATCTACCTCGACGACGAAACGCTCAAGAAGATCGGCCTCACTACGCTGCCCAAGTTTGGCACCATCATGCCCGGACAGGTCGTCATGAAGGTCACTGGCACCAGCCAGCGCGCCTACATGGACAAGGACGGCAAGGAGGAGATGCGCACCTGTGTCGACATCCAGATCACCGACCTCGAACTGGCGCCACCCACCAAAACCGCAGCAGAAACACTTTACCCATCCAAGGAATAAATCATGAGCAAATTTCGCATTCAAAACGTGGCCGGCCTGCACGATCCTGTCACCGGCGCGCTGGTCGGGTTCATGGGCCAGGACGGCAAGGAATATCTGATCTCGTCAGCGGCCGGCGACTCGGCTGGCGTGGCGAGCACGACGACCGGCATGACCGGGCTGACCATCTTGGCGGCCGGTTCGAGCGCGGGCACCACGCTGACGAACCCGCTGATCCAGGCCACGCACACGGTCAACAACTTCACGCAGGCTGCTATCCAGAACAAGTCGGCCGGTGTCAGTTCCTCGTCGGATCACATCGCCTACCCAGATAACAACGCGAACGACCTTACCGGCTTCGCCGACATGGGCATGACAAGTTCGGGATTCGCCGATGCAGCCTACACGGTCACGGCTGCAAACGAAGCGTATCTGTTCGCCTCCGCACCATCTGGCGCCAGCAAGTCCGGTTCGCTGGTTGTCGCAACCGACTCAACCGGTACGAACAACAATATCGAGTTCTACGTCGGTGGCTTCAACAAGGCAAAGGGTGCATACTCGGCCCGCTTCGTCGGCAGCAATGGCCTGTTCCAGGTCGCCGAGGGTATCAGCTATCTGAGCAAGGTGATTTCGGCCAACGGCGCGACCGTGACCTATACGCTGGCCGCAAAGAAGAATTATGCCTACATCACCACGACGGCTGCCTCGCTGGCGTTCACCCTGCCTGCCGGCGCCGCGGCAATCGACGGGCTGCTGGTCACGATCGTCACCGACACCAGCGTGCCCACCCTGACCTGGGCCAGCACCGGCACAACGTTCGTCGGCGCGCCGGTTGCATCGGTAGCGAATACCCCAATCCGCATGATTTACGACCATGCCAGCCTGAAGTGGTATCCAGCCTGATGGACGACTTCGACCCGATGGATGTGGTAGGCCAGGAGGATAAGCACCTGGCCGTCGAAGCCGCCGCCAAGCTGGCGCGGGAGGAGATCGTCCACGATTTCCTATGGCTCATGAAGGACAAGCGCGGCCGTCGCATCGTGTGGCGCGCGCTGGGCGACGCGGGCGTCTTCCACACCAGCTTTACCCCGGACCCGTACGTGCATGCGTTCCAATCTGGCCGGCGTGATGCCGGCCTTAAACTGCTGGCCCAGATCAATGAGATCTGCCCAGAACTCTACACCACCATGATGAAGGAGCAATTGAAATGACCGATACCGTTACCGCCCCAGCAGCCCCTGCAGCAGTCACCGCACCGGCACCAGCGCCGGCCGAGCCGACAAGCTTCATGACTGACCTGCCGGTCGATGCGCCAGTGCCCGCACCTGGCAGTCCTGAAGCGATCGCCGCCGCAGAAGCAGCTGCAGCAGCCGCAGCAACTGGCGAGGGCGAGCAGGAGACCAAGACGCCAGAGCAGATCGCAGCCGAAGAAGAGGCCGCCAAGGCTGCTGCCGGAGCGCCGGAGAAATATGCGGAATTCACAGCCCCAGAAGGCGCCAAGCTCGATGCCACGGTGGCTGAGCAGTTTGCCGAGGTTGCCAAGGAGCTGAATCTGCCGCAGGACAAGGCGCAGCTTTTGATCGATAAGATCCAGCCGGTGATCGCCAAGCGTCAGGCCGAACAGCTCGACGCTATGCGCGCGGACTGGAAGGCGCAGACCATCGCCGACAAGGAATTCGGCGGTGTGAACTTGGAGCAAAGCTCGATCCATGCGGCGCGCGCGATGAAGGAGTTCGCCACGCCTGAATTCCGCTCGCTGCTGAACCACTCCGGCCTGGGCGATCACCCCGAGCTGGTGCGCTTCATGGTCAAGGCCGGTAAGGCGATCAGCGAAGACACCGTGGTCACCAGCGGGGGCGCCGCCGGTATGCGTACTGCTGCGGAGGTTCTTTACCCTCCATCCTCATCGGTTAAGAAATAATCCGATTCCTCATCAAACCCAACAGGAGTATCACAAATGGCACTTTTGAACGCTGGCCAGCTCACCCTCGCGGATTGGGCCAAACGCTTGGACCCGGATGGCGGTGCGCCAGCAGTGGCCGAGACCCTGTCCCAGACCAATGAAATTCTGGAAGACGCCGTCTTCGTGGAAGGCAACCTGCCGACCGGTCACCGCCTGGTGATCCGCACCGGCCTGCCGCAAGTCTTCTACCGCATGATCAACCAGGGCGTGCCGACCTCCAAGTCGACCACCGCCCAGATCGACGAAGCGTGCGGCATCCTCGAAGCCCGCTCGCACATCGATGTCGAACTGGTCAAGCTGAACGGCAACGAGTCTGCCTTCCGCATGTCCGAAGACAGCGCCTTCATCGAAGCGATGAACCAGACCATGGCCGGCGCCATGTTCTACGGTAACCCCGGCACCGATCCACGCCAGTTCCTGGGCCTGCAAACCCGCTACAGCTCGCTGTCGGCCGGCAATGCCCAGAACATCATCGATGCCGGCGGCACCGGTTCGAACAATACGTCGATCTACCTGGTCGTGTGGGGCACCGACACCGTGTTCTGCCCGTTCCCGAAAGGCTCGAAAGCCGGCCTGATGCACCAGGATCTGGGCGAAGAGTCGGTTGCCGATGCCAACGGCAACTTCTTCCAGGCAGTGCGCGCGCTGTACCAGTGGAAGAATGGCCTGGCCGTCAAAGACTGGCGCTACATCGTCCGGATCTGCAACATCAACGTGACCGACCTGACCGGCCAGTCCGCTACGCAGGCCTCGACCGCCGCCACCGCGATCATCAAGCTGATGATGCGCGCCATGGATCGCCCGCCCAATCTGGCGATGGGCCGCCCAGCCTTCTACGCAAACCGCACCGTGTATTCGATGCTGCGCGTAGCCGCCCTCGACAAGTCGCAAAACGCCGTGACGATCGAGACCGCCGCCAACCAATTCGGCACCAGCTACAAGATGACCAACTTCATGGGCATTCCGCTCCGGAAGGTAGATCAATTGTTAAACACCGAGACCCGAGTGGTCTGACCACGGTCCATCTTAAGGAGCAACAACCATGATTCTCGATGCACTCATGCTGCTTTCCGGTTCGGTCTCGGCCGCCGGTGTCCTGACCGGGCAAGCAGCCAACGGCGCAGGTTCGATCCTGTCGACCAACACGATGGACATCGCACCGCTGACCATCGGCGGCAACCAGCCTGGCGACATTGGCTCGGGCGAGGACCTGTATGTGGAATTCTCGATTCTCACGGCGCCGACCGTGGGTACGTCGGTGCAGTTCCAGATCATCCAGGCCGACGATGCTGCGCTGACCACCAATGTACAGGTGATCAACCAGACCGATGCATTCCCGATCGCTTCGCTGCCAATCGGCACCATCGTGCCGCTGGGCTGGGACCCGGCCGCACCGTATGCGCCAAAGCGCTATATCGGTGCGCGCTACGTCAACGTGGGCGCGATCGCCACGTTCTCTGTCGCCGCGGCTGTGGTCAAGAACGTGCAGGCGGTCAAAACCCTGTACTACAAATCGGGCTTCGCAGTCCTGTAATAGCAGCCTTACCAGTGCAGCCCTTCGGGGCTGCTTTTTCACTTATAGGAGAACCATATGTCCGACCTCGAAAAGACCGCACCAGACGCCACCGCCGCCAAGCCGCGCGAGCCAGTTTTCTACATCACCGCCGAAAAATCCCTGGTTGGCAACGAGATCCACGAAGCCGGCGCCCGCGTCGCCTACGATGGTCTGCCAGCCGAGAACCTGAAGCCGACCTGTCCCGAAGGTGAGCGCCGTTATCAAGAATACCTAGAATCGAACAAGGCCCGCGTGGCCGCCATGATGGAAAAGAACCAGGGCGACAACGGTCTGAACGGTCCCGAGTTCATCGCCGAAATGGCACGCATGCAAGCCAAGTTGGCCGAGCAGAACGCCGTGACGATCGCAACCGCCGTCGGTGAAGCCGTGGCGAAGGCCCTCGCCAACTTCACGCCGGCGACGTCCACACCAGTCGTCGAAGCTGCGCCGGCGCCGGCCGCTGCAGAAGATGCGCCAGCGGTCGATACGAAGAAGCCCGCCAAGGGCTAAACCAGCGCATCGCCAGTAACGTGGCGCACATGTAAAAAGGGCGATCAAGCGGTCGCCCTTTTCCTTTTTTACCGGAGAACCAGCATGGCAAGCGAAGTCGATATTTCAAACATGGCCCTGTCTCACCTGGGCGACAGCGCCACCGTGGCCAGCATTGATCCGCCAGAAGGATCCGCGCAGGCCGAGCACTGCCAGCGCTTCTACCCGATGGCGCGTGATGCGCTGCTCGAAATGCACGACTGGACGTTCGCGTCCAAACGCGTCGCGCTGGCGCAGGTCACGAACACCTCAAACCAGTGGAGCTATGCCTACGCCCGCCCGTCCGACTGCCTGAAGCTGATCTCGATCCTCAGCACCGATGCGCCAGACGACTACAGCCAGTCGTTCGCCATGGCCGCGGCCGGCAGCTTCGAGCAGGTCAACCAGACCGGGATCTACACGCCGCAGAAGTTCACGCAGGAGCTGGACGACAACGGCAACCGCATCATTCTGACGAATCAGGACCTGGCCACCGCGCGCTATACCAAGTTCGTCGTCGATACCGCGCGCTTCTCGCCGCTGTTCGTCGAGACCCTGGCCGCCTACCTCGCCAGCAAGCTGGCCGGCCCTGTTCTGAAGGGTGAGCTCGGCCGGTCGGAGAGCAAGGCCTGGATGCAGGTGGCTATGACATTCCTGGCAAGCGCCAAGCTGTCTGACGGCGCGCAGCAGCGCCAGGACACCGCCCACAACGTTCCTTGGCTCGCGGGGCGATAATGACCAGCACGCGCACTTTCAAAAGCAGCTTCAACGGGGGCGAGCTGTCGCCCGAGTTCTTCGGGCAGATCGCCGACGCCAAGTTTCAGACCGGGCTGGCGCTGTGCCGTAACTTTCAGGTCAAGCCGCAAGGCGCCGTCGAGAACCGGGCCGGCTTCGCGTTCGTGCGCGAGGTCAAGGATTCGAACCAGACCACGCGCCTGATCCCGTTCACCTATTCGACGACGCAGACCATGGTGCTCGAGATGGGGAACCAGTACTTCCGCTTCCACACGATGGGAGCCACGCTCCTGAACCTGGGCGTGCCGTATGAAATCTCGACCCCGTACTTGCCGGCCGACCTGTTCGATGTGCATATCGTGCAGTCTGGCGATATCTTGACGCTGGTACACCCAAACTATGCGCCGCGCGAGCTGCGCCGCCTTGGCCCCACGACCTGGTCGTTGACGGTCATTTCGTTCTCATCGTCACTGCTGGCGCCGCCCACGGCTGCACTTGCTGTGCCGGCTGGCGGCGCGCCGACCTACGGCTATTCCTACGTTGTCACGCGGACCTCCGACGATGGATTGACGCAGTCGGTCGTCAGCAACGCCGCGACCTGCTCGAACAACCTTTTCACCTCGGGCTCCACCAGCCAGACTTCCTGGACCCCAGCGGTTGGCGAGGTTGCCGGCGCCACAACGTACCTAGTCTACAAATACCAGGGCGGTGCCTACGGCTACAT